ATCTCCCATCAGAAATCGAATCGAAGGATTCGCTCTATGGTCAGGTTAGATAAGCGCGCCATTGTCGCTGATCCTCTCACTAGTGAGAACGATTACGAGAATTTGGCTGTGTACATGGTCATCGATAGACCCGAAGTCGGGTTTACGAGTGAAGATGTACAATCGCTGGTGCTAGCCCATCAGGACTGGCTCGATTCTACAGCTGCAGGTAAATTATATGGCCAACAGTCGTAGTACCGCAAAGCCCTCTACTTCCAAACGGAAGCAAAAGGACAACGAGGTTACCACGCTAGTTATCTCCAATCTCTTCGCACTTGCACCGGCCTTAATAGGCCTGTTCACGTCGATGATTGAGGCTCGTCCAAAAGACGAGAAAAAGATACCTAGTTCAACTGTTAAACCAGTGTAGGAACTTTCCTACAACTAACTTACCGTACGCAGGTAACAGGATTCGTGCCATGGAGGATATGAGGGATAAAACTCTCTTATCTTTTGTGGCACGAGTACCGAACTGGTACCGGAGAACGTGACGTGGCTTGAAGTTTACCCCCTAAAAGGAGGAGACTTGAAAAGCAACGTAAGTGACTACCTAGAGGTAGCACAAGCTGTCTATATAGACAGTTGTGCAAAATGCATCGCTGACGTCTCTGATTTACGTGATCTCGAAACTCTGAGATCACGGGTTAAACAAGAAGGGATGTCTTTTCTGACATTAACCCTTCCACGCTTCTGCGGAGATTTTGAATCTGCACTTGAGCGTGGACAAATAGACCCAACATTTTTCCAAGGTTTTCGGAAAAGTGGATCAATCCCTGCGTTTTTGCAAGGTATGATCGGTCTTTTGTTTAACCGTGAGACTGGGAGGATTTACGATGAAAAAGATAAATGCTTCTCGAGTGAAGCATCCGTCCTCGTTGGAAGTATCAGGCAAATTTGCCTCACTTTCAAGAAGATTGAGCTTCCTTGTAGCCCAGTTCGGGTCAACAAGAGCCTCGAGAACTTCATCGCGATTGAGCAAGCAAATCAACTGTTTTCAGTGCCGACAGAAGCTTCAGACGAATTTCGTTCTGTTGCTTTTGTGCTCTGGAGTCGCATGTTATGGGCTTTACGCCCTGATATGCTGGTCCCTAGGCACGGTCCCGGTGCTACTGCCGAACGAATTTCTGGTAATCAGAAATATGTTTGGCGGTATTGGTACGAACGTCTGGAACCTTACTTTCCCTTTTTCGATAACGCTTATAATTTGGGCGCTTTCGAGTCTAGGGAGTTCCAAGAAGTAACGTTCGTTAAACCAGATCAGGAATTACCTGTTAAGGTAATTACTGTTCCGAAAACGTTGAAGGGCCCCCGCATCATTGCTATCGAACCTGTTTGCATGCAATACACGCAACAGGCGGTTCAACGTGCTCTATACGAGCTAATTGAATCTTCTGAATTAACGAAAGGTCATGTGAATTTCACTGATCAGTCAATTAATCAGAAACTAGCGCTGATGTCGTCGAATGATGGTCGGTATGCAACTATCGATCTTTCGGATGCGAGTGATCGCGTTTTGCGAGACCTTGCACTCGACATGTTCAATTCAAATCTCGATATTCGAGATTCTATTGATGCATGCCGTTCGACGAAAGCAAAATTGCCAGATGGAACAGTGG